TGGCCTACGTCGAGCCAGTAGGTCGGGTTCGGTGGCGGTGTATCCACAGGAACAGGGCCGGTCGCTTGATAGATCCGCTTGCCAGAGACGACCAGGTCACCTTCGACATACGTCTCGTCGGGCTTGTAGGCAGCCAAGCCGTCGAGCGCGTCGATCTGAGCCTGAAGGCCTGGGATCTTCTCGATTTCAGTCAGCAGATCCTCGCCTAGTTCCGTTTCGGTGATCTGCCCCTTGATCAGATCCAGGATTGGCCCAGCGTTCGAGCTGGCCTGGCCCATCACCCCATTGCCCACCGGGTACCATGGGCCGATGTTCCCGGTGCGGTCCACCAGGCGCGCCCAGAAGAAGAACGTCGCGCCGGCCAGCAGGCTTTGCAGGCTGTAGTCGCTCTGGGGGTAAGCCAGGTCTGCCAGCTTGGTGGCGTTCTCCAGGACGTTGGTTGGGCCGTACCAGATCTCGGTGCGCTGCGTGTCCTCGGCACCAGATGGGAAGCCCCACTTGAGGCCGATGCCGAACAGCAGTGAGGATGTCGTCAGGAACGACACCGCTGGCGGCAGGCCCTCCTTGCCCTTGAGCTCGGTCAGCACCGAGTTGCGCCAGATCGACGAGATGTCGAAGGCGCTCACCGCACGGACACGGGCCACGTAGGCGCCGGCATAGATGCCAACCACATCAACGTTGGTCGATCCGGTGCGCTGTACCTTGATCCAGTTGCCGCTGTCCTTGCGCCACTCGACGTCATACGCCACAGCACCCTCAACAGGAGGCCAGGTGATGGTCATCGTGGCTACAGCAATGCCCTGGGAAACGACAGAGTTCGCCGTCAGGGTGACACTGGTCGGCGCCGGAACGACGGTGATCGGAATAACGCTGATCGGCCGGTCCTCCAGCCGCGCGCCGGTGTCGATGAAAGGGAATTTGCTAGGCTCGTACTGCAGAGCACTGATTTCGTAGTCGCCCTCCGTGGTGCGCCTGGTGCGCAGCACCCGGTACAGCGGGATCGCCAGGTCGTCAGCGTCGAGCGCCCACTGAAGCTGCGCCCGCGGCGCTTCGCTGTAGGCGACGGTCACGGTCACTGCACGGCCGGCGACACTCTGCACAGTGCGCCCTTCTGCGCTGCCGCCTGGCAGGTTGATGATCAGCCGGTCCCCGGCCTTCGCTTGGGTGTCACGGTCCAAAGTCACGACGCGGCCCGCAACGGCCGAGATGCGTCCGCCAATCTCCCGGCCGGCCAGCAGCGAGTCGGCAACCGGGATGATGTGACCCGGGAGCGGGATTACGCCCTCCATACCGGTCTTGAAGGTAACGGTGCGGTCCAGGTTGTTGCTCAGGATCGCCCATTTGCCCCGGCGCTGGGCCTCGGAGGCCCGGGTGCAGGCGATGGCACTCAACTCGGTTGGCCGGTCCCCATACCGGCGTTGAAGGCTCAGGTCCGAAAACGGAATGACGTCGGTGTCGTAGTTGTTCGCCGGATTGTCGTAGCTGACCAGGGCCCGGGTGTATCGGGTCTTCGCCGAGGCGCTGCCGTAGGAGAATTTCCCATCAATGACGTTCGCCCGGGTGAAGACATAGTCGAAGTCCTGCGCGCGAGGCATGTCGGCCTGCATGATCAACTGGCCCTGAGCCCAGTAGGTCATCCCGCGGTAGATGCCGGAGATGTCCCGCAGCAGCGTCCAGGCGTCGGCCTTGCCCTGCAGATTCATGTCGCACAGGAAGCGTGGTTCCATGCCGCCCAGGCCATCGGGCACCAACTGGTCGCAATACTGCGCGATCCGGTACTGCTCCCACTTGTCGACCATGAACGGTTTGATGCGCTTGCCCAGGCCGAAACGGTCCTCGGTGCAGATGCCGTAAGTGATCCAGGCCGGATTATTGGTCCAGGCCAGCTTCATGCTGCCGTCCCAGGTCCCGGTGTAGGTGCGACTGATTGGGTCGTAGTTGCTCGGCACCTGCCATTTCCTGGCCTTGCACTTCACGGTGACGGCCGGGATGTTGGTGAACTGCTCGGCGTCGAACTCGATGTACAGCAGCGCGGTGTTTGGGTAGCGGAGCTTTGCGTCGATCACCTCGGTGAAGCCGGCGATCAGCATGGTGTCGGCGATCTTGTTGCTGTTCTGGTTCGGCGTCAGGCGGCGGACGCGGATCTGCCAGCCGGTGGTGGCCTCGGGCAAATCAACGCGCTTCGAGCGCTCATACCGGGTGGTGGTCTTCCCATCCACGGCATCTGTCAGCACCTGCTGATACGCGCCGCCGTCGGTAGCCACGTCGATGGCGTACTCGATCCGGTAGCCGCCAATGTTGCCTTGGTCGTCCTGGCGCTGGAGCGCGGGCCAGGCAAAGCGCAGGCGCACAGCCGACAGCTGGATGTTCGTGACAGACCGGACCCAGGCCGCATCGCTGCGCAGCTCAATGTTCAGCGAGGTTTCGTTCTCAACCGACGGAATGCCAGGGATGTAGGTCTGATCGACCGAGCCCGAACGCCACTCCCACTTCACGTTCGGGAAGTTGACGTTGCCGCTTGCGTCATTGATTGGTGTGTTGTCGAGAAAGATGTTCGCTGCGGAGGGAGCCTCCTCAAACTCGCCCTCGCCCACGGCGATCAGCAGCTTGGCAATGTTCGTGGAGCGCAGGTTGTCGCTGGCCTCGGTCGGGGACTTAGGCTTTTTGTCTCCGCCCTTCGCGCCGTGAATATCGATCTTGCGTGCTGCGCCCATGCTTTCCTCCAGGCGAAAAAAAACCGCCTCATGGGCGGCCTGTGTATCTGTACAGAGTGGATGAAATGCCAGTAACGCCGGGACTATCCGTGGTATTAGCGTTACGCCTTCCAAAGCCAAGGAGCAGTCATGTCAATCAGAAGTCTCGCTAAAAACCTTCCGAAGGATCCAGACAACACAGGTTGGGTATTGGGCTGGGGCGTCGTGCAAAGCTCGCCATGGCGATTCATCGACATTTATGCCTCGAAGGATGTGGCAGAGACTGCCGCGGAAGCTCATGGCCCGGGATATCGCGTCGTCTACGGATCTCACCGACTGGGCACCGACGATTTTATGATCGCCGGGGAGCCGCCTTTGGCTGGCTACTCAGATTGAAACCCAAGCGGCAGTTTCCAGAGATAAGAGCGGCGGTAAGGCCAGGTTTTCCACGATACTTTCGTGTGTAGCCGACGGGCGATGTGCACTTACCAATGAAATGCTCGCGATGGATCTCGCGCCCATTGTCCAGAACTGCCACCACCGCCTCGTCGCCGCAAATCAATCCGCCCTCAATCCGTTGCAGGTCGTGGATCGTGATGCTGTAGGTGACTTTGGTCATGCCTTGTCCTCCGCGTAGATCGATGCGGAAATGATCATCCCGCCCCACCGGCGCTCGCCGATGCAGATCGGGACGGGGTTGCCGCTGGCCGTGGTGTTCTTGGCGCTGCCGAAGGCGTAGGACGGCGCGTTCTCCGGTCCGGCGCTTTGCTTCAGGCCAGAGGCCTGAGGGCTGAGCATCTGGATGACGCCGCCGGCGACGAGGGCAATACCCACCGGCGCCAGGGCCTGAAAGCCCGGTATGAAAGAGGCGGCAATGAGCACCGCACCCACAATCGTCTGAAGAAGCCCGGCACGCTTGCTACCGGAGATCACCGGAACAATCCTGATCTCTTCAGCACCGCCCAGGGCGAACTCCTTTTCCGCGACATTCTTCCGGTTGCGGAAAATCGCGAACCGCATGCCCCGGCGCTCCAGGTCTTTGATGGCTCCGTCGAAACCGTCGAGCGTGCATTTCAGCGCTTTGAACGCCTCGCCGACCGACTTACTTCCAAGTTCGCGGCGGTGGACCCGCCCAAACAGCCTGATGAGCGGACCCGACAGCAGGATGGTGGTCATTGTTTGATGGCTGAAATTTATCGCGGACACAGTTTTCTCCAGGCATGAAAAAGCCGCCCGGAGGCGGCTCGGTGTAAGTCGTTTCGATTTAAAGGCAGCTTCTCACCGCTTGCTCCATATCGCTTCGCCCATAACCTGGCGCCCAGGCCATGCGCTGGTACAGCTTTACAGCGCTGCCCTTAGACGTCTTGCGGATGCTCAACAGCTCGTCGGTCATGTTGTTGGTCGCCGCGATTAGCCGGTAGCCATACTCAGTCTCGGACATGGTCACGTCGCTGCGCGCGTCCTGCCATCTCGGGAGAACGCAAAGCGCATACCGCTTCGGATCCTTAGCCGTGTTGGCCGAAATGCTAGGGTCCTTAGATTCAAGGTCGCCAGGGGAAACACACCCCGCCAGCAAAGCAACAGCTACCGCGCCTACGAACAATCTCATGGGGGCACTCCTGTGGAAGATGGCTCCAAGATATCACCACACAAGCTGTCTGGGCATCCAGCATGGACGAAAGCCCAGTAACTGGATTGGATCCCATCGTAGTAGCGTTGTGCCTCCTTTCAAGCCACGGCAGGAATCAAAATGGCGCTCTACACACAAGAAACCGAGAAGTACCTCAAGAAAACGTCAACGACCATTCTGAGCGGAGTCAATTGGAACACCGTTCATCCAATTGGCAGCATCGTTCCAGTATCCGGAATCTACCGCTGCGAGGGCTGCGGCGATGAAATCACTTCAAACAAAGGCACGGAGTTTCCACCCCAGAACACGCACCAACACCCGGGGTCGGCGAAGACGATTGGCTGGCGCCTGATCGTCGAGACCCAAACAAAAGGTTGAGCAATTTCCCCAGTCC